GGAGCAGGATTCGTAGGAGGGGGGCTGGTATGAATGAATCCTCAACAACCAACCTCTCAGTATAATAAGAACGAAAGACGAATGCCACAAAAGATTGATAGAGCATACATACTTTCAATGCTTTTGATAGACATTAACAGATATGCTGTGGAAGGTTCTAGTCGTTTTATTCTTTCTGTTAATGCTCTTGAAGATAACCTTGCACCACATGATCCTAAATATAAAAAATCAATTAAAGATATTAACAAACTTGTTAACACTAAATTAGAAGAAGCAGAAAATAGTGACGACCATTCGGCTGTCATTCAACATAATCAAGCACAGTTAGAATGGAAAAGAGCCAGAGCTAAATTACAATTACTTAATGATCTATTGAAGAGATCGGGTCTCGAAAAAGAGATGAGATATATGTTGAATGAAAGTTATGAGGAGGAGGAAACGAATGAAGTTGAGCATGAAATCCAAAACCCCATTGGCTGATGGTATTCGTAACGTTCTTAAAGGTACACAACAAAGAAATTATTATGTTATCGTCACAGGAAAAACCCAAACTCGAAAGTCCACTTTCGCAGTTAGGCTTGGAATGGACGTAGCAGGAAAGAGGTTTAAGCTACACGACCATGTAGCCATTATTGATCCAGAAGCGATGATAGACGCTCTCAAGTTTGAGGGACTCAAGCGAGGAGATGCCATTATGCTTGATGAGTTTGGAGTGGGTATGGATCATCGGCGTTGGCAAAGTTTTTTTAATAGAGCCATGAACTACATTATGATGACCCACGGGTTTAAGGGTATATGTGTTATAGTGACTGTTCCTTATCGAGATTATGTTGATAGTGATGTCCTTAAGTTGTTTGATATGCAAATCGAAACCTTGAGAAAGCATGAAAAAAAAAGATATGTTATAATATCACCAAAGATTGTACAATATAATCAGAACAATAAAAAGACATATATGAAGTATCCTCGAACCGTAGACGACGACGGTATTGTATATGTTGTAGATCAGATACGGGTAGGGTTTCCTGAGGAAAGGGTGTGTCAAGAATATTATAAGCTTGGTAATTCTTCTAAGGATGATATGGGGAAAAGTTTAAAGAGGGAAGCCAGAAGGTTGAAAAGAAAAGATTTCATTCTTGATGATTATGTAAAGAAGGCTATGGCTATAATAGATAAACTTGTTATTAAACGGGGATCAAATAAAATTTTATCTACCGACCTTGTACAAAATGAATTTGATCTACCATACAATAGGGCAAAACTAATTAAGTCTTTTATTGAAAAACATCATAAGAAGGAGGTATGGAATGCCGAAGTATAAAAAGAACCTTGAGATGATAATCAAGAAGCCCGAAGTAGATGAGATGATAAGTCGTGCAGATAATTTTGAACATAAATTTTTATTGGCAATGTTATATCTAACTGGAGCAAGACCAAGCGAACTACTTGATCTCCGCCGAGAAGACTTTGAAGTTTATTATGATTATGTAAATGTTCTATTAAGAACAAAGAAAAGGGGGTTGCCTCGTACATTACAATTATGGAACGATGCACCATATGTCACGGATATTATATTACCGTATATAGAATATTTGGATAGGGATATGATGGAAGGAGTGTTTACATTCAAGACTCCTACATGGGTTAGAATTATTGTGTATCGACTATCAAATAATAAATATTGTCCATATAGTTTTAGGCATAGTAGACTTACAAAAATGGCTAAGGCTGGAGCAGGACCTTTCGAGTTGATGGTATGGAAGGGGGCAAAGAGATTTGATTCCATTAGACCATACATCATGCATTCTCCACCACCAAGGGAGAAGGCAAAGCTCTATTTAGAATAATAAACATATGAAAATATGTAGTCCGAAAACATATGTTACTTTGGTATGTGTTTCGGCTGTGGGGGGTAGGGTAAATGAATAAAAAGTAGTCCAAAGTTTGTGTAGGGTTACGAAGAGGGTGTTTTAGTAACTAATGGACAAATTTTCCCATAAACATATGTTTTTTTGGAAATATGTCTAAAGTAATAATTATATTAGAGATAATAGGGTTATATATGAACATATACAACATATAAACATATGTTAATATGTTTCTTGTATATCCTCTATGTCCTCTGGTTTGATGTTGACACCATACTTAGTGTTAACACTCTCTATTGCACGAGGTAATACGTTGCTCCACTTCCTAGATGTCTCTATAAGGTTCTTAATAACGTCCTTAGGTACACCTTCGAACAACGTCTCAGCCTTCTTCTTCTTCTCATGTATCTCTATCCTACGTTCATCTCCTACAGCGTTTGACAATGCTTCCCTACAAACCTCTGATATGTTCAATCCCATATCTTTAGCAGTCTTTAATAAATCGGTAGGTATCGTGATGTTTGTAGTTCTCAAATTGTCATACACTCTTGGTCTTCCTTGATTCATTTGATCTCCATGTATCATTTACTACACTATGTTATATAGTAGTATATTATATATATAATTAGTTACCTAACTATTTATATACGATACCTATACCTATACCATATTGTGTAGAATATAAAGAATATAGAACAAAAGCTTTATAAAGGACAGAGTATAATAATATAGTATGAGTAAACCAGAACCACTGAAAGGGAAGAAGATAAATAAGGGAATTAAGATTATTGGAGAGAATTATTTTTGGTTTCATCCAGAAGACATCCGCTCTGCTGTGGAGTGGCTATTAACAGAAGTAATTAGTTGTAGTAGAAATGATAAAAACAGATCAAAAGATGTATCATATTTAATAAAAGAAGCTTTCGAGGATGTGATGAAGGATGAATGAAATAATATTTATGAATGTATTTAGTGGATGGATATTAGGTATGTTTACTGCATTTGGAATACGGTCATTTGTATATTGGTATGTGAATAGAGAAGCGGAGGGGGAAGGATGAATAGGTATTATGAAGGCATAATTGGAGTTGTGCTAGGATTGATTTTTTTGATTTTTGGAATATTAACACAACCAGAATGTTCTGTAAGTTGCAATGAGTGTTATAATAGTAAAGCTGGTGTATTTCATATTGTGGGTATTGTGATTGTGCTTTTTTCATTAATAAGAGTTTTGATGTTGATAATAAGAGAGGATGTGATGAAGGATGAGTGATTTTTGGACAGGTATGATTATAGGCACCATTATTATAGGAGTCTTAATATGGTTGTTATTTCCTATAGCTGTAACTAATCATTGTGATAGATTATTCTATGAAGGATTACAATGTATGAAGTTTAATGCTATTCATGGATATGAACATTATTGTTGTGGAGGATGTGGTTAAGGATGAATGATAAAGAATATAGAACAATAAGAGTCAAACTCAACACACATAGACTTTTGAGAAAGAGGAAACTTATAATGGACGCAAACAGACCCACAGATAAACCATTGTCGTGGGACGAGTTTCTAGATTATCTGTCTCGGAGGCATGTTGAATGATATATGTTTGTGAATATTGTGGAGAGACGGACAGAGTTAAGAGGAAGTATAATCCTATCATTGGTTATGTTATAATATGTGATGATTGTGGATGTGAGGTAAGGAGGGAGAAGAATGAAAAAGAAACAACATAAAGAACACGAAGCCTACTACATAATGGAAGATAAGGTTGATTGGACCAGTGTACTATCTATGGCTCTAGGATGGGGAGTAGGGTTGCTGTATTTAATACAGGTTATAATAGGAGGAATTACTACACCGCCTTCAATGTTATGGGTAGCAGGAACATTAACTGCGGGAATAATTCTAATATACGCGGGGTTTAAATCAGCAGACAACGTGTTCTACAAACAGAAGAAGTATGTGAAAAGGGAGGTTCTATATTATGAATAGAACAGAAAAGCTTATCATTGAGACATCAAAGATGAACAGACAGTTTATGTTCGCAGGAGAGATTATAATAATTGGTTTGATTCTCCTGTCTACAGGAATCTTAATGATAACCAACTATTGGGAATTCTTCGGCATGACTTGGTTTGCTTTAGGGTTGTTGTTCCTAGCAATGGGACTCATTTATAACGGTAAAGCCAAAGAGACTGCCCAGAAGATTAAATATACCTACGGAGACGAGAAAAAATGAGAGGTAGCCTAGCATTGGGGATATTAGTAATTATGCTTTCGATTCTAATAGTCCTCATGGCTCTGGGTTATGTTTATTTGAATATAGATTTTGGAGTGAATGGAAGGTAACCGAAAGCTTTATAAAGGACAGAGTATAATAATATACTATAGGTATATAATATGAACAGAAAATGCTTAAGATGTAATCATGAATGGTATGGTCGTGGAGTTGAAAAGCCGAAGGTATGTCCTTTGTGTAAGAGTCCTTATTGGGACACTCCCCGACACAGGGAGAGTTAGCATGTCTACTCATGACGACACGGGAGGCATATTAGTTGGGGGGTGGGGATATAACCAATATAATAAACGCTTTGGAGGACAACATGACAAACGAAAATGAAGGAACACTTTCGGTATGGTTTCAGGTAATTATTGTAGTTTTCATATTATTTGCGTTATATATGTTTATGTTTCTTGGACCAGCTAACATGCGTTTACATGATGACCGAGCAGACAGTTTTTGTAGTGCCAGCCTTGAGGGATGGGCGCATGCTGAATATTATGAGGGATGTTTGAAGTGTTCATTACAGGTTGACGACAATAAATGGTTGTCTGAAAAGAACGTTGAATGTAAAATGAAATATCATGGAATGGGTTTCCTACCACAGGATTATGATTATGAATGTTATTGGGTGGAGGTAGTATGAATAATAAACAATCATTCGCTTTAGGTATAGTTGTAGTAATAATGTTTTTGATGATGTCACATTTAATAACAACAACACAACAACAACGACATAATGACATACTATCTTTTTGTAAAGATGTGTATGGTTGTGATGATGTAATGTGGTCGTTGACAACAGGATTGGTTTGTTTAGGATGGCACGATTCGTTGGGGGGAAGTGGAACAACGTTCATAACAGACCAAGAAGTAAATGATTGGTTATTAGCTAAAAGATTAGAGAGGTATTTGAAATGAGAGAGGGAGAGAGGAAGCCTAGCAGAGAATTTAAAATGATATATGCTATTGGAAGCTCCCTAGTATTCATTTCGTTCATGGTGCTTATAAGCTTATTCCCAAATGATATGGGATTGATGTCCATATTGATAGTAGGACCATTAGTCACCCTACTTATTGCACATATATTCGGGGGAGGTGTAAAGAATGGATATGTTAAGCGAAATTAAACTAATACGAACAGCACAGAAGTACAACGTTAAGAAGAATGCTCAGAAAGAGTTCGAGAGTATGCTTGAAGATCAGGGCATAGAGGTTGTAGATTTATGATAGAAGAAGTGGCACAAGCCATATTAGAAATAATACAGGTAGTCTACGACATAATAACATTGGGCAAAAGGAGAAAGGATGATTGATGATAAGAAAAGGAAACATAATCGGTTGTCTCATAACATGGAAAGGAACTAATAAATCAGGACAGTCAACTGACCGATCTATGAAGTGGAGTAAACCAAAATGGATGGGAGACCGCGCATTCCAAAAACAGGTATCACGGTTTTGTGAGAGAAATAAATTCAAAGACGGACTAACCGACAAAAAACCATCTGTCTTATGGGAGGTAGTAAATGTTTAGATCAAAAGAACCAAAGAAGATTGAAAGACCCACACCAGTAATAGACATGGATTGGGTGAACTTCAATAGAAGAGCATTAAGAGGACATCCAGATTATACAATACTCAAGATGCATAACATGTACATGGAGTTTGAAGAGTATGACAGAAGACAAGATTGATTCATTAAAAGAAGCGGTAGAAATAGCAAATAATCTGATAGCCAAGAAGACTCAAGAAAGGATTGAACACGAACACTATATTAACAAGGGACGGCACTGTATAATAAGAACAGAGTCGTTCACTTACTGGGCGTTGTTTAAACGAGAGTTCTTCTTGAGTTATGGTAAGATATTCAATAGGAAAGGGTGTGGAGATAGTATCAATTCCAAATATTTAGGTATGGCTTTGAATATGGAGATTGATAGTTTTCTGTACATCTACAAGAATGGTTATGTTTATGCAATATCACCAAAAGAGATATTCAATTCCGATAGACAGAGAACAACAAAGTCAGGAGAAAGAACATACTCTTTTGATTTACCAATGCATAAACGTTGGAGGTAGCATGAAAGAAAAGAAACGTCCAGACCCAAACAAAACATTATTACCAGATGGTCGTACGCTCAATCATCAAACGGGAGAAACAACAATGGAATCACCACCCTTTAGGAAGAGAGACCTACTATGGTTATTAATTCCTGTAGGATGCTTAGTTGCTTTGGTGCTAATGAATGTTTTTAGTTAATGATGATAGAGATCAAACTACCAAGAGTACTTAGCTGTTCGATGTGTTTGGATTGTTCAGATGGAAGAGTTACAATGACGTGCTTCAGGAAAGGACACCGAACCAAGATGGTTCAATGTATCCCATTGCAAGACCTACATAAATATGGAAACATACAAGAACTAGCAGAGAAGATGAAGGAGAGGGTTGCCAATGGGGGGACAGTTTCCTAAATTATTGCAGTGTCCATACTGTGATAAAAAGATGGAGACTTCATTCAAGGTTCGTGTACAATGTCCTCACTGTGATACAAGGTTCTTCTATTGGGAGGCAAAGGAATATTATATTAAGCTCGATAGTTTTAGGATAACTGTTAAACAGAAGGAAGGCAGGTTTCAACTTAAACTGGAAACTCTCAAGAAAAAATATTGTCCGACAACTTAATATTACTGTAAGTTTAAAATTTTAGTATGGGAGAGGTTACAGTTAAGCCAGCAGGAAGAAGACCAATCTTTAAGAGAGACCTCCCTAGCTACCGTGAAGAAGTAGCTTCAAGTCCTGTTTTTACCAAATCATATAAAGAGAAAGTAGCAGGAACTCCATCCACGAGTTCAGGTTCTTCATCAGGAGGAACATCTAGTTCTACGATTGTTAGATCTGGAGGTGGAGGGGGCACAAGCTCTTCACCTCCACCAACCCCTAGTACAACAACACAGACTAGATATGTATATGTAAACCCACAAGGAGCTACACATGTTTATACAGAGAAGCCTAGTGATTGGGATAGGATGGTAGGAACTAAACAAGTTGTATCGGCTGATGTACCAAGTGGTACAAGCGAAGCTCAGGTAACAGAAGGGATGAGGAGATTCGTAAAAGAGGGAGCTACTGAATATTCCTATACAGTGGAACAAAGAACAGTAACAAGAGAACCTCCAGCTTCATTCAAGCCTGATATTGTTAGTAGTCAGGAAGGATCGCCTGCAAGCTTTGAAAATCCTAATGTGTTATCAAGAACACTAATAGAAAAACAATCACTACAACCCGTTAGACAGGGAACTGTATCAGGTGAAGGTCAAATATTTAAATATGGTGGAGACAGTATATCAACTACATATAATTCGTCTCCTCCTTTAAAGTTAGAACCACAAGGAGCTTCTGAGTTACAAGCCGAGGCAGACAGGCGTGCTACCGAAGAGACAATTGCTCATCAATCATCATTCTCGGCTGGGGTAGAGGATTTTATAGGAGCTAGCTTCAAAATACAAACAGCACCTGAAAGAATGGTATTAAAGACATCACAATATCTACCTTCTCCATTCAAAGACATTGCTCAAACATCTGCTCAACAAAGCATTACTAAAAAAGAATTTGGTGCTGGTGCAACAGTGGGAGTTATTACAGCAATACCTTCAATACCTGCGACCATCACAGCAGTCACTACTAGACCAGTTGAGACTGGACAAGCGTTTGTAGAACAAGCCGCAACACGACCATCATATACTGTTGGACAAATTGCAGGATCAACTATTGTATTAGGTAAAGCAACCTCCGTCTTCAAACCAAAAGCTACTCCTGTTTATGAAGTTAAATATTTATCACATGTTGAAAGACAATACCCATTAACAGAAGCTCCTGTCAAACCAGAAGTTGTAAAGACTGTTAGGGTAGAAGGTAAACCTTTTGGTCAATACACAAGTGAATCATTCCAGACAGTTAAAAGTCAAGGAGGCGTGATGGATAAAACATTATTCGATGTTAAGGAAGTTAAATATGATTTTATAGAATCAGCAAAATCTCCATGGCTTCATCCAAAAGCAATAGTCACAGACAAACCCATAACAGGAAAGTATACAACAACAAAACCACCTGAACCCACAAAAGGATTTCAGATTTTAGAAACAGAAAGAAGTATGATATTTGCAGGAGATGATACAATATTAGGTATATCAAGAAAGTTTGTTCCAGTTGAAGAAGCTCCTTCTTTTTATAAACAATTTCCAAGGTCAACTAAACCACAAGGAAAACCATTTGAATTCAAACCTCCACCAGCAGAAGCATCTTCAACTCCTGTTAAAACAACTCCAGTTAAATCAACAGGTGGTGGAGGAGCAGAAGTAAAACTTACACCAAAACAAATAGAGAGCAAACCAGTATTAGAAGTAAACGAATTACCAATAAAGGGAGGTAGGGTTTCATCCATTGATGCATTCAAAGGATTATTATTAGGTCAACCACAAAAAACATTTACAGGTCAAGGACAAACATTCGATCAATTCACAGGACAGGGGCAGAGAGTTGATTTAAATATTGATACGATGTTTAAACAACAGAGAGATCAAACATTCAAACCATACACAACAGAAAAATTAAAGGTAGATCAAACTCCACGATTCGAAACCATGAGTTTTGTTAAGTTAGGATTTGATACAACAACTAAACAATCAACAAGAACAGAATTTACACCAACAATGTCATTTGATCTAGGTTTAGATTTTGGACCACAACCCAAAAGCCCAATTAGTCCGCCACGAACTCGACCTCCAACTAGAGTTGCCTTAGACTTACCACAACCAGTAGAATCATATAAACAAAGGAGAGGGAAGAAGAGAGGGAGAGGATATTATGAAAGGACGTATTTCATTGATCCAAGCCTCGTAAAAGCCTTTAGATAATATGCAATTACTTATAGCTTCGGTCATGGTTTTAGTAAGCATCTTTACACTATTATTTCTTTATCCTATTTTTTCCTCAGTTCTTATTGATAGTTATATTCCCGTTATCAACGATACGATTGTTAATCAATCGGTTAGCGTTAATTCTACAGAAGTTAACCAAGTAATGAATAACATACAGATGAGTTGGATTTATGGACCAGTTATTATGGTAGTGGGTATGATTGTAGTATTGCTTATTATAGCAAGCCAGAAAGAATATTCAAGGGAGTATGTATGAGAGCAGTATGGTTAATATTTTTACTGATGATAGGATTGATTGGATTCCTTTACATCCCATTAGATTATGCACAGGAACAAGTAGTGCCAGAAATAGCATCTACTTTACAAAATCAACAGAACGCAACGATGATGGGATACATGCAATATTTATGGTGGGGTCTTCCTATAATTTTTCTCATGATATTCGTGTTCTGGGCTTGGACTCAAGGACAGAAGGAGGGTTAACATGAAATTGAAAGGAGCTTTACGACGAGCCATTGAAAAGAAACTAGACGAACGAAAGCAATACAAGAAGACATATGACGAAACCTATCAAAAAGAAAGACCTACTGCATTAAGGGAACGTGCAATAAGAGATGCGAAGGCTGATGCTTACGGTAAAGAAAGGAAAGGTAAGTATGGAAATGTAGGAAAGGGTCTAGGATTTATAGGTCAAATGGGAAAGAACCTTGCTGATTCCCCATATGGAATGGGAGGAGCAGGAGTGTTTGATTCCCCAAAGAAGAAAAAGAGAAAGAAAAAAAAGAGAAAGAGTAAGACAATAACAATAAACTTAAGGAGGTAAGATATGCCACGAACAAGAGTGAAGGGACACTACCGAGACGCACCAGGCAAAAAACATGGTAGAGTTCATGTCAAAGGACATTTACGAAAGAAGAAGTAAGGAGGTTAATATGTTCCACATCGAAGAAGATGAAGAAGCAGAAGAATAATATGTTCAAACAAACATTGTTGATAGGAGTATTTTTGGTATTTACCCTAGCCTTAACAGGTAATGTGCAAGGTGCTGGGGGTATCGGATACGAATACCTCGATGGAGGTGAAGTAATACACATCTGGAATGATGTAGACGATTACTATCTTAATGCAAGTTCGGGCATACAGATAACAAATTATTATGATGAATATTGGACTCATAATATATTCTGTCTGGGATATAATTCTGGCACATGGAACTATTATTGTACTGATGATCTACCAGTGACGCTTAACGTTTATTCAGATAATAGTACATATGTACAAGTCAATGGAACACGATCACTTAGTGTAGCAGGTCGAACAATAATATTTGGTATTGATTATTATATTGAATTGTCTGATGAAGAAATGAATGTAAGTGTTGGTGTTAGAAACAATGGTGGTGGAGACATAACCAATGAGATAGGGTTGGCTTGGAGAACCGATGACATTAAGATAGGTAATACTTATGAACATGATGTCATTAAAATAAACTTTACAGAATATGATCTCTCTGATACTTTAGATATTACCTTTAACAATCTAACATCATGTGGATATGATGTGGTGCAAGACGATTATGTATGTATACACGAATCGGGATATTATTTAGAGGATAGAAATCCAGTATACCCTAGTCTGAATCCTACAAACTTTACTCGATTATCATGGAATCCAAATCTGAATTATTTTGTTCAATTGAAATCGGGAAGTCAACCTAATGCTCATGTCACTACGGTTCTTAGAACAACTGGTTTGAATGTTGGACAAACAAAACAAACTACATTCCAATGGAAAGATCCTCTATATGAAGAGAACGCAACTACGGGTGAAGGATGGTATAACATTTGGACAGAATTTAATAAAACCTCTACAGGTGGAACAGATGTTAATACAGATCAACTATATTATGAATCAACAAATGTCAATTCGGCAGGCGGTAATCATCTCAAAACAAAGGAAGGAGGAGAAACACAATCAGGAGCATTCATTTACCTTTCCACCAATGGATTTATGGAAGGGACTTATTCAATTCGATTTACTGGACTGTGTCAAGGCACAGATGGTAATAATCTCACTATTTCAACTAGAATATCTGATAATAGTTTCAAAAATTATACTGTTGGTTTTTCTCAGGGTGCTGATTGGTATTGTAATTCTACATTAGATTATGGAGACGGACAAGGTGAACCTGCTTTTATTAATGATAGTGGTCAACTTGATGTTTTGATATGGTCGAACGTAACAAACCTCGCATACTATTCTAGTCTGGCGGCAATGAACATTACAAACTATACGGCAGGTGGTGGAGGACCATCACCAGACACAACTGATCCTTATTGGGCAGACCCAACAACAAATTCTTCAGGACCGCATACACCTGATCCTAACCCATATGAATTTAACATAACAGCTCTCGATGACAACAGCTCTATCGATACCGTACTTGTTTATCATAATATAGGTCAACCATGGACAGGTATAATAATGTCAAACACAACCCCATCTACTTTCTTTACAACCACATCTAAATCTGTTAAAGGAAACACAACATATCTCTTCAAGTTTGTTATAAATGATACGGCAGGAAATAGCAACTCAACTGGCAATTATACTTGGTTAGTTAATCCAGCATATGCTGGAGGTAATGGTAACATGACAATTCATGTTAATGGAACTACCCAACCCGATGATTTCTATTATGGTAATTGGTCTAATGTATCTGCATGGCACGGAATTACAGGCACTACTGGTGTAGTTATGTGGAGAGAAGGAGTAGTACAATCAACTCCTAATCAGATAGTTTTGTTGGGTGTGGGTGATTGGAATTATACGGTAGAATTACATCACGAGAATTGGACATGGGCTACTGGTCCTCTTGGAGGATCGCCAGTTCACAGAACATTAACCCACACTATAATAGGCACTCCAACAGGATTAGATTTAGGAATAAGTCCTAGTGATACGGTTGTGGATGGCACGGAGATTATAGCCACATGTAGTGCTGATATAGGAACTACTACTATATATGCGGAAGGAGTTATAGTATCTAATCCTTATGTTGCTACGCTTGCTGTAGGAGATTATAATATAACATGTATATCAGATCAAGTAGGTAATTACACTCCGCTTTTTGAGGAAATGGAGTTAACAGTACAACCGTCTGGATATGGTTGTACCAACTCTACTACATATGCTTTCGCTAAGAACTTTACAAACACTCCGCCAAACTTATACACAATTGATTTCTCTTCTGTTGTATCTGCGAGTCTTGTTAAGCCCAATCTTGCAGATGTTATATTAGATAATGATTCTATAGACGTTTGGGTTAACTTCACAGACGGATATTATTTTGTCATAAATACAACAAACAATCCCAACTTTACTGTCTATTTTGGAAACTATTATGTTAATAATACCTATGAAATATATAACAGTGTTAATGATACTAACATGACTGGTTACACACAAATCAGTCCTTATTATGTTATCAGTTTTCTTGATGAAGTAACTGGGTCTCCACTTAATCCAGACAACGCAACAGAGAGTATGACTATACATTGTAGTGGAGGGAGTACAACATTTACTATTCAAAACAGTACAACAAATTTGTTGTTGGCTACCATAGAACAACCCACTAGATTGGTGACCCACGTCTCATATTCTACGACTGAGAAGTATAGACGCGAGTTATTTGTGGGGGGAGAGCTTGAATACAAGCCCTTCTATCTTGTAGACGCCAATGATAAACAAGTAGCCGAGCTTCTGATAAGTATTGATGATTATACAAGTACTTATGGACAAGGTGATGCTTTAGCCCTTAAAAAATGGATAGCGGGTAGCCTATCTACTATAACCGAATCATATTTCGACATTGAAGCTAAGACTGTAAATTATTTAATTGTTGGTGATCGTTACGCTCTGTATATCGATAACGGAGTTACAGAGGTTTCGATAGGAGAATTGTTAGTTGATACTTCAGATTTAACAAAGACCATAATTATTGGAGACTTTGCCTTAACTGATGAACTTCTTGGACACATTCAATATAATCTTACTATGGATAATACTACAGGAGCTATACAATTCTTCTTTTATGATCCTACCAACACAACACTGAATGTTACAATGTCTATATACAATTACACAAATCAGAGCCAGCTCCTATACTTTACATACTCCGAAAATCATACTAGTGTTAACTTCAATTATGTTGTACCTGATGTTAATCAAAGTTATAGAATAGAAATACATGTAGCTCATACTTACTTTGGAGAAGATAGCCTTCTTGATCTGGTACGAGTATTCACTGGTCTGGCTACTGCTATTACCAATCCGCACGGTAGTATACCAGCAAACATAATGATTGGTGTTGGAACAATCTCTCTTATTGGAGTTGCCATAACCTTCGGAGGAAGACAAGGGGCATTGGCTGGTATTGTTGTAGGTATTACAGCTCTCCTGTATTCTTTTGTTGGTTGGTACTCCATTCCAACAGGTATTGCAGTGTTAGTAATTGTGCTTGGAGTAATGAATAAATTTAGGGAGGTTAAATCATGAAGCTCTGGCATATAGCGATATTCATATTTGTATTGAACCTATCTTTGAATTTGGTTGTTACTCTTAATGCTGATTTTGATTTAGGATTCCAAGAACATACTTCAGGTATTAATTCTGATAGTGGTTTGTCTGAATCTAAAATCAATGATAGTGAACGTGTCATCAGTGATTCTTTAGAACGTAATCAGGAAGGAGTTGTTGCAGAAGCTGTGACTATAGTGGAGTCGGTAAGACTGGCTGTAAATGGTATTGTTATATTTGGACAAACTATAATAGGTACGGCTGTCTTTACAGAAGCTACTGTTGATAATATTACAGGAGGTACATTGCCGTTTAGCTTTGTATTGATTATTGGTATGGTAACCCGTTTAATATTTATAGGAGGTATTGTCCAACTCTTCATGGGAAGGTCGTTTAAGGACATGGAATGATATGAGCGAAATGTGGAATTTGTTGATACAAGGAGATATATTGGGTGCTGTTATAACTACTTTTACGAGTAGATTTGAGCCTGTTCCTAGTATGTTTTTTGCTATAATATTGTTTGTAGGACTCACATTAGTATATCTCAAGACAGAAAACTATGGAACTACTGGGCTTGTCGGACTCGTGATAGCAGGTAATAGTTTAATTTTCCTTCCACCACAAGTACATCTGATGGCTCAAGTATTCCTTGCTTTAAGTATAGCGATTATTATTGTTGGTGCTTACATCAATACTCAACGAGGATGATATGGGTAGAGGATATTATAGACATGGTGGATGTAAAGTATGTGGATCAAGAAATTGTAAGAAAATACATGGTGGAAAATATGGCAAGAAAAAAGATAAGTGTTAGAATGAATCCGAAACTATTGGATGATATTGATAATCTTGGAATTAATAGATCGAGATTCATTGAAAGCTCGGTATTGGATGGATTGCTAAAACGCAAGCGACGGAAAGTGTCGGACAGTCTTTTATAATACTATAGTGATAACTCTTTTTTACAGGAGGCACTTTCGAGGTCCTCCTGTCGTCACTGTCGGCGTTAAGCAAACCCCTTGAGGGAGAGAGGAGATAGTCTATGTTATCAGGTCCAGCCGCAACTGTTATTAGTGTTGTATTCATCGCTATGGTTTTGGTAGTTGGATTGATAGCTTTCTCAACATTTGAAAGTAATATCGATCACAGCTCAATCAGTACCACAGCCTCAACCGCAATCAACAAGACAACAGCTCAGACATACGCAGGTTTCAATCTAGGTTCTGTAATTCCACTAATAATGTTTGCAGTAGCAATAATCAGCATAATTGCCTACGCATTTGTACGAGGAAGGTAGTATAGACCTTAAAGGAAGGTTTATATGGACACCAGTGCAAACATGGTAATATCAGTGATTATGATAGCCTTTGTGCTAACGGTCGGATTGATTGCATACAGTATGTTTCACGACTCTGCAAGAACGCAGAGTGCGTTTGAAATAAGTGTAGCCGCAAACGAAACCCTGAACTCCACAAACGGGGCATTGGCGACAGTGCCAGCCGCAATGAGTACAGATAACACTCCTGTTAAAGACGCAAGTTTTACTGTGTACATTGAGAATGCATCTGCAAGCTTTTTGTTAACACAGGGAACAGGATACACTATTACTGATATTGATGCAGGTATCAACATAATAGATGAACTCAACAACGGTTCAGACAAGTCTGTCGTTGCTGTATACACTTATTATGGTGGAACTGGTCAAAATGCAATTGAAAAGGTCGGAACACAAACATACGCAGGTTTCAATCTAGGTTCTGTCATACCATTGATATTGTTCGCAGTAGCAATAATCAGTATAATTGCCTACGCATTCGTCAAACAGTAGGTACAGTGGAGATTATTATCTCCCACCTTTTTTATTTTTATTACTGTAGTTTCAACTATTCTATATGTTAGAATCGATCTACATACTGTTAGTAATTATCGGGTTTGCTTTGTTGGTTCTGTCATTATTTAAAAGACAAGAGCGAAAAGAGATAGCCATCGTACCATTATTGGCTATGATTGTATTTGCTATTCTAACATTATCTTCTGCGAACATCGAACAAGTTCATTGTGATTATATTACTACAAACACAACTGCTACGGACTGGAGTTGTCATACTAATGCATATGAAAGCGTGGGATTAATTTATTTCTTTGGGGGAATTACCCTCATATCATTTGTTGCGGCTATTGTAATAGCCACTGGTGAAGGATTAGAAGAAGCTCACAAACAATTCCCAAAACAGTAACCTTTATATTACTAAAAGCACCAATATAGTAATATGGTTAATCAAGGTATTGCAGATATGATGGCTGAGGAGATGATGTCCAGAGATAAAGGGCAACAAGATTTCTCGCAGTATGTTGAATATATTCTTAAGGAACGTTCACCAAAGGAAACTCGTGATAAATTCTGGGCTTGGTCAGATATTGAGGGAGCATTATCTAATTTATCAGAAGAACAAATCAAAAGAGTTATCAATAGGCTTGCTATCGTAGACAGATTAAATATGATTAACATGCCTCCATCAGAATTTAAGATGGACAACTTAATTGAGTACTGGCAGATGGTCCAAAAGGCTACTATTAAATCACACCGAAGTCTTCAGGGATTTGAGAGGAAGATGCAAGCTACTCAGATTAAAGAGGTGTCTGCAATCTCCAGAGACAATAGTAGTGGTGGGTTGTTTGGAGGTATTAGGAGGCTATTCGGAAGGTGATAATATGGATAAGAGGTTGTTTTTCTTTTGTGAAAAGTGCTTAACCAAGTGTTATGAACACGATGGTGTTATTGAGGCTATAGATATTGTCACGTTTAAACTTGTTTGTTCTAATCCTGAGTGTAAACATGAATGGCAAACCACTCATATGACTGGGGAAGCGAGTGCTAGAAAACAACAAGAGAGTCAAATGGGTATGATGAAGGCTCTTATAAATCCCAAAAACCTAGCAAAATTACAAAAAGAAGTTATGAAGGAGATGGATAATGATGACTGATTTAAACCTTATAACATTTCAAATGTTTCCAGAACTAATTGTTAGTCCTGTTGATGCTTTTTTTGGTAGTTTAGCTATCAATATGGTTTTGTTTGCTGTATTAGTTATATTATTTTTATTCGGATATTCTCCCGTTACGTTTGTGCGTGCCAAGTTCGGAAAGAAGCTACTCCTCTTTGTAGCTGGACGGGATCGACTGCTAGACATTGTCGTAGGAAAGGCTATGGGGGGAGTAGTCCGAACAAAAAGATATGGTGACTATGCGATTATTCCAAAAACTACTTACGTTACTCCAAACGGATTTCGTGCAGGTATTGTCTTTGAGCCTTTGGGTGCTACTATCGATGGTGATTTTGTTAAGAATTCAAGTTACCTCAAATCGGTGGGTGTCCAAAGTTTTGGACAGTTTGATGACGCTCTACAACAAGTTGATAAGGAAAAGGGAAAGATTAAAGGGGAGATTAATCAATTAGCAAAATTTTCTAAATTGACTCAAGAAGATAAAATCAAATATAAAAACACTCTGATTGGTCTCGATAGAGTAACTGTTGCTGTAGATGATATTAAGAACTTTTTCAAATGGAATTTGAATCCTCATGTAATGGCTGAGGCTATTTCAAGAGCAACAATGGAAGGAATCCAAGACTGGAAGAAGTTTGATATAATGAAATGGGCTTTTGCCTTATTGTTCCTGTTTATGGGATTCGCTCTAGCATATGTAATTATAATGTCTGTAACAGGATCACCAACAGGCGGAGCAGGATTCGTAGGAGGGGGGCTGGTATGAATGAATCCTCAACAACCAACCTCTCAGTATAATAAGAACGAAAGACGAATGCCACAAAAGATTGATAGAGCATACATACTTTCAATGCTT